AGATCTATATAACCTCCACTACTCACCCTAAAATCCCCACCGTAAGTCTGTATAAGAACTCCGCCAGTAGCATTGATTCCCAATGCGTCGCTATTTGCCAGTTTAGTTATATCAGCCGAGCCACTCCACACAATAGACGACTGTTGTGTACTTGAGCCATCCCCGAGCTGTAATTGTCTATATACCTGAGATATATTTGTGGAGATCCTATTAGCCGAGATAGTCCCAGATGTTATTTGACTTGCGTGAATATCACCAGCGTATACCCAGTTAGATCTCACCGAATTAGCTGTAATGCCCAATGCGTTTACAAAGTCAGTAGTAACTACTCCATTAACTATTGTAGTAACTCCACTTGGTTGAACATATTGAGAAGAGTATATCCAATCAGACATACTAAATTCCCCGCTCTCCCGAGAGAATAAGCAAGTGTATAAGTTACCATCAAATACATTTACCCAATTATCTCCAGTGTGATAAGGAGGGGTTGGGGTCTCATCAGCTAACTGAGTAACAAAAGTTTTAGTTGCTTCTCCTATATTGACATTTTCACCAACTGTTAAACTCATTGTCTCAATAGTTTCAGCAGCTACTTTACCGACATACTTCGAATTAATATTAACTCCATCTAATTTACCATTAGCTAATAAAAATTCTAATGAAGCAAAGTTCTTATTTATAGCATCAATAATAGCTCTTTGGTCATCACTGTATTTTATTTTTTTAAGTATCGGTGTTGGCATTATTTCAACCCCCTTTGCTTATATACAGTGGTTAAACCATTCAATCTATTTATCTTATCCCCTGTGTAGAAACGATAAGATAGGTTTTGTCCTTTATCCCTAGAAGCTCTAACGGTTTCAGTTATTTGTTTCACAGGTTTAGAACCGGTAAACGGAACTGCCACACTTATTGGTTCTGGATTGTCATCTACTATTTGTTTTACATATAGCTTGAAAGATGTCTCAGGTTCAGCTATTATATGTACTGATTTGGGTTTAAGTGTTCGGCTATCCCTATTTATAGGTCCCCATGTAAATGATGTCATAATGATATTATCATCAATATCAGTACTAGCTTCTGGATCAAGTTTTATGACTTTTGGCGACGAACCTAAATATACATAATCATCTTTCAAATATTCACCGAATACCGTTCCTGACACAATCTTGAACGGGAAGTCATATATGAACCATTCTTCTTCTGAGGTATCATATATGTAAACCCTAGTTTTATTAGTGCCGGGAGATATAACCCAGAATTGATTTAAGAAAGCTTTAGTAAATACAGTTTCTAAATCAATGCTAGGAAGATAATCTTGTATAGGTCCACTTATATCTATAGGCTCTGTGCCAGAGTACAAATTAACATTTAACTCACCGTTAATATTTTTACCAAGCCACAAGACTAAACCATTAATCTCTTCAGCTACACCAGGCCTTAATACATTAGTTTGACCGGAGGTACCGACTTCAAAGTCATCTTCTGTATTACCATACACAGGAGTATATGTGGTCTCAGTCAATACAAGCAAATGGTTGCCAGCTGGGAAGGCATTAAATATAGGGGACCCTGCACTACCGCCTATGTTAAGGGTAAATGACGGTGGCCACACTTTAGGGTCAATCATACCATCGTCGTCATATCCACAGAACTTAAGCATATGGCTGTCGGCAGTATTTGGACTCCACCCAAAAGCTCTGAATTTCCAGGCCGTTACATACTCTAGCTCAGGTATCTCTTCCTCTCCTGGTACCACCAAAGTTTCATAAGAATCATTCTCAATATCGTAAATGATACGATCTGTGCCATTTACCATGATTATCTTATTAATGAACCTACATGACTTTACAGGGGTATCAGATGTTAATGTGTACTTCATGGTCCATGTATCGTCCACCAAGTGATATAATTCATGACCGACTTGTACTATAAGGACAGTATCGTGGCCTGGCAATGGTGCTTGTATCATAGCTACAACATCGCCTTCAAAATCGCTATCTATTAATACTGTACCAGGTCTAGAAAACAGAGAGCCAGCTCGGGTATAGAAATTACTTCCTTCATAAAACCTAGAAGCATTTTTATTCGGTCTAGTGTCAATACCACCCATAGTATTAGTATTACTTGCTACTTTACTCATCGTAATCACTTCCCCTACGCCTGTTAAACTTAGGCATTGCATCCTTAGTAGGCATTGGATCCCTCTCAGGCATTTTGTTCATAAACGAGTTAATTGCTCTTTCTTTCAAAATTTCAAATCTAGCCATATAGTTATCTGCCATTCTATGTTCCTCAATATCTCCTTCACCAGATTGATAATAATATTGAGCGTAGAAGAAATAAATCAAGCAAGAATGGAACATTTCATGGAGGGGGATATCTTCATAAACCCCTTCAAACACAGGAATGGGATAATAGTACAAAATCCCAAGTTCTATATCTATTGGAAAGATTACTTTATTATCCGGTGTAAAAACTAAATCCTGGTTATTGTATGTCACTCCATCAACTTCATAATATGCGATAGTAGAGAAATCCACAGGAAGCTGTACTGGTTGTTTCCCAGTTATATCTTCCAAGAACATCTCTTTAACAGCTGTAGCCTCAATAGGAAACTCAATAAGAGCTAAGTTCATCCAATTTATTATAAGCCCATCTGTGCTATCAGAATCTTCTGACCAAGCCCTGTCACCGGTCAAATTATATACAGCTGCTTTAATGTCAGCTCCTGTCATTCCTTAACCCCCTTTATAACGAAAAAGGGGAAAAGATTTCTCTATTCCCCTTGTAAGTAAATACCCCTAATTTATGCCGTCAATATTGAGACTATAGACCCCCCAGTACCGGCTATCACTAGGGCGGCTTTAGTAGCTGCAATTGAAAGAGCTGTATCTGCTGCTTTGTTCTTAACTAATAATGCAGTATCTGCGTCATTGTTTTTAACTACCATCCACTGACCCGGCTCTAAACCAAGAATCAAATTCTTGTTACTAGCTGCAGTTACTTCAACTAATCTGGCTTTCTTTTGAGCAGCAGTCAGAGTTAAATCTTTTTCTGCCCCTACATCTGCTATCACAGTGATGGTATCTGTTCTGCCGTTTATTTCTGAAGCATTGACTTCTAAAGTATTGACAACAGGAACAGTTATCTCATCACACTGTACTTTTGTAAAATTAGTGGTGTCTTGGGCCATTATTATTTACCCCCTTTACACACCGGCATTTCCGATGATACCTCTCCAGTCGGAGTAGCCAACAGAGAATCTTAAATATCCTCTATATTTAGCTACCATACCATCAAAGTTCTCGGATTGCTTAAATTCAGGCTTAACCCTCCAGAAGAAGATTAGCTGAGCAATGTTGGGATCCATAAGGAACCAAGCATTAGAGTCAGTTAAGTAATCAAGAACCACAGGGGTCAATCTGCCTCTGATAACATTGGTATCATTATTAGCAGAACCTACTACTCCGGTAGACTGAAGCAGAGTCAAAGCTGTAAACTCAAGTTCAGGAGGAACTATAAGCTTCTTAGCTCTAGCTTGCATCTTCAAGTCTTCCTCAGTAACCATATTGGTTCTCATCATAGTGATACCAGTTTTGAGGTTGGTATCATTCAAAGCCCCAGCAGTCATCAAGTTATCAGCAACTCCGCCCTTGATAACGGGATGGGAGTCAGAGAATAGAGGAACTCCATCATAGCCGTTCACAGCAAAGGCGTTGTTCAAAATAGCTGCAGCAGTTATTTCCACCGTAGCTCTACCGCCGATACCCAGTTGACGAGGCAGCTTTTCAACTACTCCATAAAGATCGTCGTCAGCAAATTCTCTCTCAACCTGGATCATCTTAGCATACGCCTGATGGACGTAACTTACTTCTTCGCCCTTTGCCATATCTTCCTCATTGATGTTCTGGCCGGGATTCTTGACATCCCAGAGACCAGTTCCAGCCATGTGGAAGTCATATTCTCTGGCTTTCTTAGAGCTCTTTACCTGGAAGACATCCGAATACTGCTCAGGAAGTTCGTCATACGCATCGAAGAAGATCTTTCTGAATTTCGGTTCTAAAAGTTCCTGAAAATTAGCACTAGTATGCATTTATAACTTCACCTCCTTACGCGTTCCAAAGCTTCGCAGCAGAAATAACACAATCAGTGTAGCCGTCCACAGACGGGGCAATTGGAATCAGGTATCCACCTGTGGTATCATTGAAGTCAATTGTGCCGTCGGTTCTCATGTCATAAAGGGCTTTACCCCAGCACATTGCTGAAGTAGCATCATCAACACTGCTGCCGGTATAATTCTTCAAACGGATAACAGATTTGCTATCCAAAGCTATTACGTCCATTTCTGCCGAACCATCGGCTGCAGTAGTAACTGACCCAAGAGCAATACCAATGATATCGTCTGCAGCTGCGTTGACTTCAATACAGTTGCCATTGGTACCGTCTACACCTATCAGATCTCCTTTTGAGATACTTTGAGAAGCTCCAATAGTTACTCTCATAACTGTTGGGCCACCAGTACCCCATAAGGAACGAATGTATCTAACTTTCTCGGCCATATGTTATTATCCCCCTTTCTGGGCTTTCTTATAGGCTCTATAAGCATCTATATTGTCTATATTCTTGAACGCTGAATACTCATTAGCGTCCATACCTACCCGAGAAGCATTAGTAAGTAATTGCTTATCGGGTTTTTTAACTTGGTCTTGGGCATTGCCCACAGGATTTACCAAGCCTTTGGCTTTCGCTTTAGCTTGACTGTTCACAGCTCTTTGTTCAGCATCTCTTACTTTCGCATCTATACCCAACTCCCCTTTCACTAAAACATAAGCATCTTTCA